GAAAAGGAGTTCAGAGTTGTTTGGAACGATTTCAAGAAACTTGGACTGCTCAACCAATGCACTACACACTATAACATCGACCAGGGACGAATGGACATTTACTTCCCAGAGCTCGATTCCTTATTGCAGGTTAAGAGTGCGGAACGTCCCGACTCACTTGTTGGCGAAGGCATTGATCACGTATGCATGAGTGAGGCTGCAAAGCACAATCGTAGTACCTGGGAAATGTACGTTCGTCCTGCACTTGCAGACAAGAAAGGCTCTGCTGACTTCCCTTCAACTCCACAGGGCTTCAACTGGTACAAGGGTCTTTATGACTTAGGTGAGAATGATGAATTTGAAGGATATCAGAGTTGGCGTTTCCCGTCGTGGACTAACCCAGTTATCTTCCCCGGTGGTTACGATGATCCAGAGATTCAGGAGTTAAAGTCTAAGGTCAGCGATATGTATTTCCGCCAAGAAATTGGTGCTGAGTTCGCTGCTTTCGAAGGTCAAATTTATCCTGAGTTCAATGAGGACGTTCATGTTAGAGAGTTTGATTACCAACCGCTCTGGAAGAATTGGTGGACGTTAGACTTCGGTTACGTTGATCCATTCGTTTGTCTCGACATCATGGTTGATGAGATGAAGAGAGTGTGGGTGTGGCGTGAATATCAAGTTAGTTATCAAGCTACTTTCCAGCACGGACTCATTCTCAAAAACAGAGAAAATCCGAATGGCTTTCACGTTGATGCCATTACTGCTGATCCGCGCGGTGCAGACGAAATTGCAACGTTGGTTCCAATCCTCGGATCAATCTTAGCTAACTCCGCACAAGTTGGTTGGACAGCCGGCGTTGAAGAAATCAAGCGAGCATTAAAGGTACGTGAAGATGGTCTGCCTGGTTTAATCATTCATCCTCGTTGCATTCATCTTATTAGGCAGATGAAGAATCTACGTAAAAAGACCGTTGGAGAGGATAGAAACGAAAAGCCTGGTCAGCATGACTACGACGACCACGGTTGTGACGCTTTGAGATACTTCTTCACGGAATACTTCGTGCTTGGGGCCAGCACCTCCCTAAAGGACGTGTATAATGCGCCGTACCGCGGGAGCGAGGCTGAGTCCTTTTTCAGATTAAACTCCGGTGGTATAACGTTGGACACGGTGTTATAAGTTGGCAAGATTTAAGCTACCGAGTATCCGTCCTAAGGCTACCCGTCAAGTGACGGGTACTTCGTATTCTGCACAGGGAACGCAGCCTGTTAAGAACGATCAGCTTAAGGAAATCGGTAGTGCGAGTAGCAGTGTTATTCGCGATCTTGTTCCTGAGTTAGCAAATCGCACACAAGCTAGAAAGAAGTATACTGAGATGGTTCGCGGCGATGCCAGCGTTCGTGTTTCTCTGCGCGCTGGTAAAGCTCCTGTTCTCGGCGCAGAGTTTTACTTTGATCCGTTCTCTGCTAACGAAGAGGACATGATTATCAAGGAACTTTGCGAATACAACTTGTTCGAGGGTATGACGATTCCGTGGCTCCGGTTCTTAGAACAAGCTCTGAAGATGATGGAGAAGGGTTTTGAACCGTTTGAGCCTGTTTGGGAATTACGCGAATGGTCGCCTCGTGCTACTTCACCAACAGCTAATCGCAAGAAGTATACGATGTTGCGTAAGCTAGCTGTTAGGCCGTCAGAAACAGTCAAGGGTTTTGAGTACGATGACAATGGCGGCCCTGTGGAAATGATTCAAAACGCGGTTCGCAAGGGTGGTAAACCGGAAGAGGTACGTATCCCGATTGAGAAGCTCTGTGTCTTTACTTTCGATCAGGAAGGCGGAGACTTAGAGGGAAGCTCAATTCTGCGTTCTGCTTACCCGCACTGGTACTACAAGAACTACCTTTACAAGATTGATGCAATTCAAAAAGAAAGACATGGTATTGGAGTCCCGGATATCGAGCTTCAACCGGGCTATGATGAGGCGGATAAGCGGATCGCGCACGAACTCGGAGCAAATCTTCGCACGAACGAAAAGTCTTACATCGTCCGCACGACGATGATGAAGATTGGCTTTGCGGAGTTGAGTGGCAACTTAGTTGATCCTCTTAAATCAGCATCTCACCATGACAACATGATTATGAAGAATGTCATGGTGCAGTTCTTGAACGCCGGCGTTAGCGAAAGTGGCGCTCGAGCTACTAGCGCTACAAGCATGGATATGTTCTTGAAGGCAATGAAGTACGTAGCGCAGATTATTTGTGATGCTATCAACATGTACATCATTCCTAATCTCGTTACCTACAACTTCAAGACTGACCGCTTCCCCAAGTTGCAAGTTCGTAACATTGGTGAGGCTAAGGATATGCAGATGTGGGCTGCTGCTATGGCGAACCTCAAGAAGCAGGGTCTTATTCAGGTTGATGATGAGACTGAACAATGGTTCCGCAAGCAGACTGATATGCCTAAGCGCATTACTCCTTACCAAGCGGAAGAGCCTGGTGGCATTACTGAGAATATCACTAAGACAAACTACACAGGCGTTAAGAACGGTAGTAAGGGTAGCGATGCTACTACCGGAAATGTTGGTAAGTCTCCGAGTTCGGGCCAGTAAGAAAGGAGGTAACTTTGCCCTGGGAGATTAGAGAACGCAATGGTCAGCATTGTGTGTATAAGAAAGGTGAGAGTGAGCCGATTCACGGCGGCAAGGGTAGCTGTCACGCTACTCGTGCTGAAGCTGTAGATCAACTGCGTGCTTTGTATGCTTCTGAAAAGCGAAGCATGAGTTACCTCGCTACTTCGGCTCAGTTCTCTGAAAACGAGAATCTTCTCTGGATTGAAGCTTTACCTGCGAAGAACTGGTTCGATCCTCGTTATGGTGAAGTCCCTGTTACTCAAGAGAAGCTCCAACGCTTCATCCGCAACTTTAACTCAGGAGTTCGTGGTCAGAAGATCATGTCTGACTACGAGCATGGTATTGATCCCTCTAAGGGTAAGAAAGCGTCTGGCGAGTTTAAGAACATGGAGATTAGAACTCAAGCAGACGGTACTCCTACTCTTTACGTTGGGATCGAGCCTACGCCAACCGCATTGAACGAAATCAAGAATGGCGAGTGGCGTTACTTCTCTCTCGATTGGGAAGATTACTGGATTCATCCTGAGACTCAGCAAGTCCACGAAGATGTTGTAGTTGGGGGCGCGCTTACTAATCGTCCGGTTGCAAAAGGAATGGCACCGATTAACTTTTCGGAGGTGGTTAATACCGACGATCTTTTCGAGTATCTTCCTGAGGCAGCTAAGGAACCTGGCACTGGTTTGTTAGATCACGAGTTGCCACAGGACGATAGTGTTGGTTCTCGTATAGATGAGGTTCACAGTGATGATGAACCAGGAGGTGGCGGAATTGGAAATAAAGACACTGTTACTAGTCCACACGGATTTAGCGAAGGTGGTGGGGAAATGAATGAAGAGCAGCTTAAGCTGCTTCGTGAGCGTTTAGGTCTTGCAGAGGATGCTGATGTTGATGCAATCCTCGATTCTGCTAAGACTATGAGCGAAGAGTTAGCTACTGCTAACGAGGAGTTAGAGCCTCTGCGTGAGTTGGAGAAGGCGCAGCAGGAGCGTAAGAAGTTCGCTGAGATGTATCCTGAAGAGGCTAAGGAGTTAGAGGAAGCTCGTAAGGATCGTCAGCAGCGTTTCGCTAGGCAGTTTGCAGAAGGCTTAGAGAAGCGTCGTGTTGTTAAGAAGTCCGGTACTGGCGATAACATTAAGGAGGAGAACACTACTCTCGGTCTTAGTGCTTTAGCTCTTGAGAGCATCGAGACTTGCGCTAAGGAGTTTTCTGAGGGTAAGCCTACGTTTGATTCGTTCAAGGGCGCTCTTGACGCTATCTTCGACAATGGTATTGTCGATTATGGTAACAAGGGTAGTGAGCGTGTTCCTGAGAATGATGATCTCGTTGTTCCTGGTGTTGGTACTCCTGAAGCACGCAAGATGTTCGCAGAGAAGGTTAATGACATCATGGAAGAGGATAAGCTCGATAGCAAGGCGGCGCTTGCTGAGGCTGCTAAGCGTTATCCTGAACTGGCAGACGCGTGGCGTGGATACTCTGCTGCTACGACTAGCACTTAGGAAGGTGGTGATTAGTTAATGCCTGCAACTCAGAACGTTACTCTCGCGAAGGGTAAGAACGCTTCTGCTCAGATTACTAGGAAGCGTTTCGTTAAGCTCGACAGTTCTGCTAGCGATCATGAAACTGTTAAGCAGTGTGATACTCTTGGCGAAATGGCTTTCGGTGTAGCGCTCTACGGAGTTACTACTGCCGAGATTGCTAAGGGTAAGGGTTGTTCAGTTCTTATCGACGGTATCGCTATCGTCGAGGCGTCGGAAGCACTTGCTGAGGGTACTAAGGTTACGACTGATGCAAATGGTAAGGCAAAAACTGCTGCTACTGGTCACCACGTACTCGGTATTGTCGTTGAGCCTTCAACGGCAGATGCTACCGAGTGCTCGGTAATGCTGACCGGTGGCACTATTCTTTAGGAAGGAGGTGCACCTGAATGTATGATCCTGGTACTCTTTATTCTGATCCGATCCTCACTAACTTTAGTGTTGGTTGGCAGGATGAGACTCTCTTTGGTTTACGGCTGTTTCCTGAGACTCCGGTTAATACTCAGTCCGGGCGTTACCGTGTGTTCGATAGGAGCAACTGGTTAATTCATCGCTCTCGTCGTGAGCCGGGTACGTGGGCAAACGAAGTTGGAGCGCGTAAGTGGAGCGAGGATACCTTCTACACGAAGGAGCATTCGCTTCAGTCCCCGGTTGTTGATGAAGAGGATCAGCAGCTTAATTCGCAGGGTGGTCTTTCGAGTGCTGTTTTCGGTGGCGATCTTCAGATTGATCCGCATGAAGATGCTCTCGATTACATTATTCGTTCGATCAGGTTAGAGCACGAGAAGCGTGTTGCAGATACGATTCGCAATACCGCTAACTACGCGTCGAACCACAAGGTTACTTTAGCTGGTTCGTCGAAGTGGTCTGACTACACCTTCGTTACCCCTGGTGATCCTTACTCGGTCGTTAGTAACCCTGTTGCTAACATCAAGACCGCTGTTCAGCGCATCTACCTCGATACGGGTCGCTATCCGAACACGATGATTATCCCGTTCGATGCTGTGGGTGTTATCGAGAATCACCCGCGTGTCGTTACTCGTTATCAGTACACGTCTGTTTACGATCCGAACGCTTGGAAGCAGATTCTTGGGCTTCCGGACTTCGTAGACTTCAACGTGTTTGTTGTTGATTCGAAGTACAACGCTGCTGATAACATCGACGCGACTGAGAACATCACTAATCTGTGGGGCCAGGACGTTTGGATCGGTCTTGTTGATCCTGAGCCTGGTCAAAAGACGTTTACCTTCGGTAAGACGTTTGCACAGATTTACCCTGATGGTACTACTACTCCGACTGACCGTTGGCGTGAGGAAGGTCGTAAGGCCGATCTCGTCCGGTACTCTTGGAAGTACGATCTTAAGATCGTGTCTGCGCTTGCTGGTTACTTAATCACCAATGCCGTCGCGGCCGTTACGTAAGGAGGGAATTAATGGCTAAGTACGCATGGTCTAATATCCTTGGCGCTAAGAAAGATATCAAGGTAGGGGATACTGTCTCTGCTGGTGACTTCGACGACAAAGAGGAGTTTGATGCTCTTTGCGCCGCTGGTGCAATTAGAGAGAAGAAGGTTCCCGACACCAATATGGGTGAGTCTCCGCGTGAAGCAGTTATTCGTGGATTCGCCGAAACGATGGAGCGTGTTCGTGAAGAGGGTATGGAGAATCTTCCCGACATTCTTAGCGAAACTGATATCGCCGCTAACTTCGGTGATACGCCCACAGCTGCTGATGCAGTTGAGGTTAGCAAGAATAAGTAATGTTAGCTGAACTGTCAGACATTCGGACACACCTAGCCGAAGATAAGCTCACAGTAAACGAAGCCAATACGGCAACGTTTCAAATTGAGGCTGCTCGGATAATCAAATCATACCTGTCCGGTGTCTTTCAGGCTACTACACTTGTTACCTGGGCTACTCCCGATACAACTCCCCCGATCATTCGTTCTATTGCTGGTGAGTTAATTGCTGCGTTCTTATACCGGAAGCGTTACTCTGAGGATGACACTCATGTTCCAGAGTACGCGCAGACGTTGTATAACGAAGCAATTACCATGCTCAATGAAATTCGTACTGGGCAAATGGCTGTTCTTGATGAGGATGGGAATCCCATCGGGACTAACCAGCTTAATATGGATGTGACGGACTTCTACCCGAATAACGACGCACCAGGCCCGTTCTTCGGAATGGAGCTGCAACTGTGAGTGAGTTTCTCGGAGCATATGAGACTTTAGGTGGAGAGATAAATTTACTTGGGGACTGGGTTCCAGAAAATGATCCTGAAACTCTCGCAGCTGAAATGTTGCAGTTATCTGGTTATTTAGAGAATACAGCTGTACCGTTGTATGAAACTCGACAAATAGCTATCGCTGATACTCACCAACGGTTTGCCACAGAAACTGATCCATCAGGTACACCGTGGGTTCCTCTTGATCCTGATTACTTAGAAAGTAAGATCAATCAGGGTTATCCAGAGGATATTCTATACAGGGAAGGTGATTTGGAAAGAGCAGCGACTTCGCCAGCAGCTTGGACAGTTGTTGGCGATGATCTGCTTGTTTTCTATCCCGAGGTACTTCCCG